CAAGGTTAATCATTCCAGCCCTTTCGTCCAGCCCTTTGTCCAGCCCTTTGCTGGCCTTTAAGCACTGCTCACATATAGGATTAGCTTCACGATACAACAAGCTTGTTCGTCTCCAACGTGAACTTGCATGAATCTCGTTTGCATAATCAGATGACTTACTTACATGAGAATCTTTCGGTCTGTGTTTGTCACAATATCTTTTGTTTAAGTCTATTAACCTTTTACAGCCTGAATGAGAACAATACTTTTTAGCTACCATAATTGTCACCACTCTAATTAGTTGTCGTTGTCGTCGTTCCTACTGCTGACAACACAATCGTATCGTAACCATTAACTTCGTAATCTGGATTGATACTTGCAACATGATAAGTCTTATCGTTTGGTTTAGGTAATGTGATCGTGTAACTTGTGTTATCCATTGCTTGTACAAAATAGTCATTATGACGTACGACAATCGTCACCTTATCTTTTAAGAAATCGAATGCGTTCGAGCTGACACTCTGGCTTAAACTCTGCTTATAGTAACCGAACCAAAAGTCAAACAGCTTCTCGTTGGTGTTGATGATATTTCCGTTGTCCAACTCCTCGTATCCTTGTTTGTTAAATGTAGCTTTATATCTTAATCGTTCTAATCCAATCTTCAATTTCAATTCCTCCTCAATGCAAAATAATTGTATGTAGGTGGTAGCATTTAGCTACCCTTGCACTAACTGGCTGTAATAACCTTAGTCGATTGCGTAACGTGTAGACCCTTGCCACCTGACTTAGCATAGGTCGTTAACTCTAACCGTCCGTCAAAGTACCCCATTAGGAATAGTGCCTTGAGGCTTTCTCTAAACCACTTGGCGCCGTACTTTAATTCATGTTGAGATTCTTTAAGCATAGTGGCGGCTTCTTTGTAAGATACGATGACCCGTTCTTTTGCTTTACTGATAAAGCTTTCTAGTTGTAACACGTCAAAGCTTTCTCTCTTAGTGGTCGTCTTAATGTCACTAAAAGAATTGTCGGCCAACTCTTTACCGTAACAGGTAGCTACTGTCGCATAACTTAGTACCGTGTTGCGATCCATTTTATTAATCCGAGAAAAGTCCGCTTCCCGTAAATCTAAGCATTGATAATAAACTGGGCGATGTCTTGTAGTCCGCTTTCTTTCAGATTGTGTTAAATCTTTCCAAGATAACACTTTGATTGCACCGGCCAAACACAATAACTTTGTTAATTGTTTTGTTGTATCAATGCTCTGTGTTTCAATGAATCGTTTACCGCAAGCACGGTATAAGCCAAGCGCACTTAATGGTAAGACCATGTGACCCTTAGCAATACCCGCTTGGCCTTGGTGGAACATTAATGTGTTGATTGTTTTCAGTAGCCTGATTAATCCTGAATTGTGATTGTAAGCCGTCTTTAATTGTCCCGTTGGTTGTTTAAGCATTTTCAAGTTGTTCTGGATCATAGTTAGTTCGTTGTTATCCATACTTTTGTACTCTCCTTTAATTGATTGTAGTATTATGTAACCAGCGGCTCGCACCGCTGGTAAGGAGGAAAGAAGGAATTAATGAGAACATACTTTTGTATGTATAAAAAAAGCGTGATACACAAAATAGTTTACGGTGGTGGGAACCAACTACTTTGCATATCACGCAATGATGTACTTTATGATATAAGCCTCGGCTCCCACGACAAGGTTTATGTTTGTATGTTATGTACTGCCGGCAAAGTTGAACGGGCCTTACCGGCGAGAGTGCTAAAAGTATGTACCTCCGGTAAGTTGAACGGGCCTGCCGGAAAAAGGTTTGCTTAAAAAGTATGGATAAATACTTAAAGAAACTAGAAAAAACGTCATAACGTTTTACGCTATGTACTAATATTTTTATGCTTTCACATAGGGTGAAAGAGACGTTTAATGGAGGAAAATATCACAAAAAACTACAATAAAAAGCTATGTTAAAAAAATTTAATATTTACTCACATATATCTCCTGAATAAGCGACACGCTTAACAAAAAACAGCTAAAAGTGTCGCTCCAGTCGCTACATGTAATTATTGACATGATTAAAAAGTTACTTACATATATCTCTTAAATGAGTGACAACAGCAACGAAAAACAGCTAAAAACGTAGCTGTGCACCCTACATGTAATTAATTACATGATTAAATTAATCCCTACATATATGTCAAAAAGGGGTGAAAATTTGTCCCAAAAATCGCTAAAAAAGACCAAATTTCCACCCCTACCTTAAAATTTAATAATTGCTTAATATTCACCCCTACATATATGTCAAAAAGGAGCGACGTATTTCCACGAAAAACTCAAAATTATGGAAATACGTCACCCCCGTTGATTAATTTAATAATTGCTTAATAATTACTCTTATATATATGTCAAACATAAGGGACTAGACGCAGAAAATATCACGAAAAATCTGCATATAGTCCCTTTTAATAAAAAATTATTATTATAATAAATTATTATTTACGCTTGAACACTTGAACAATAGATCCGACCACTAACCCAATCACAATTAACACGTGTGGATTAACCGATACGTACATGATGACTATAAATAATACAGCTAAGGCTGCGAATGTGATAGCTAGTGTTGTTATAAGCTTAAATATATCCAATGTGTTGGCCTCCTATGGTCGTCACGTTGTGCTCACACTTTGAGCGATAGCGAATTAGTGTGAGTTAGTGGCTTTGCCACTTACACTATTATTATATTATGTATCGTACATTATTAATGTGATTATTACATGGTGGGTTACACCCACACCCAAGACCTCCCCTCCACCCATCGCAAGCAAGCTTGCTCAGGCTCCCCATGCGGGGAGAGTAAATGATTCGGCTTACGCCTTATAAACTTACACTCGTGTGTGTGACCTATTAACACGTGATACGTGACACGTGATTGCTGTGCTAACAGTTATGAACGTAGTGAATTACTGTTAGTTAGCGTCTATGACGCTTACCCCGTGTGTGTATTATCGTAATGTGTGTTGTCGTGATACGTTAATCGTCATGTGGGTTTTAAAAGTTTGCGTGAGCAAACAATATTTTGACTTTATTGTAGCGAGCTTGCGAACGAGCACTTAGTCTTTCATTTCCATTGTGGCGACTGACAAGGGAAATCAACGAGTGCTTAACGAGGCGATAGTATAATAATAGGCAAGGTAATTCACTCACGCTTATGTTCACTCAAAACACTTATATATCAACACTTATCACGCCACCAACTTCGGGAGAGAATTTCAAGAATTAATTAAAGCCTTGAACTTTTCTTTAGCATAATTTTGTCTGCTTGTCAAGTATTATTTAAAAAATATAAAAATTTTTCACTCACGCCACACTCACTCACGATCCATATAACCCACACACGTTATCATTCGTCATTGCCCTGTTAAAACGACTTGTGAGAGACTTTAGACCACACCGAGGTTAATTATAGCGTAACGTGTTAAAACGGCTTAGAACGTGTTTTAACGTAGTTATTTCATGACGTAGCCTGACGTGCGTTCATATGATCTATTTACGGAACAAAAAAGGCCTATCAAATTAATGACGGGCCTCTTTATAGTAGTTGAGTAACTAAAAGTAGTGATCATGTCTGAACACACCAGCATTATATCATGGTCAAAATTTGTTGCAACAATAAATAAAAAGGTCTATCCAACTGAGGGTAGGCCTTTTTATTTTGCGGTTAAGCAAAGAAAGTAGTGTGCAACATCATGTCAACACAAGCACAGTATAGCATTATTAAGGACAGTTGCAACTGTCTAAGCAAAAGAAAAAGCCTACTAATAAAATAGACTTTTAGTGCAATCAAAAGAAAATAAACTATTAATATTTATGAGTTCATGTCTGAACACAACCTTATTATATCATATAATTAACAATAAAGAAGCCCTATCCATGATAGATAGGGCTTAGTTGTATTAATGAGAAAGTGTAAGCGTCATTCTCGAATACAAATATATTGTATCACAATAAATTAAGGTAAGCCTAAACATTGTTTAGTTAACATAACACATAGTATTCAAAGCTAAACTTTGTGAAGTGTGATAAACGTTGTTATATCAATGATAGCAAGCTATATATTTACTAATATCATATGATAAATTGACTTTGTGAAAATAGCGTAAATTTATAAATGTTAATATACCAGTATTTTACACTTGTGAAAGTTTATTATTCTACGTATGTAAGTCACTTTGTGATAATGACGTTCTATGTATAATTGTCCGAAATATGTCGGTTTAGAATTCGCCTCGGCGAGTCTATATAATATTGATAGTATGTCTGTCGTTAGTAGTTAGTTCTTAACGTTCCGTGGTCTACGTGACGATTAGTACATTAATAACACCCTAGTCCAGCACCAACCGGCACGCATAGCCGTGCTTAAACCATTCAGGGTCAAGCCCTTAGGCTCTCTCAAACAGTTATCCTATCAGTGAATAACTGCGCTTCTTTTGCAGTATAAAGAGAGAACTCTTTATCAGACAATTTAAGCTCAACCAGCCCTTGCACTAACTATTATCAGGGTTAGTTTAAACAGCAACCCGAATAATCTGCGTTAATAGTTAGCCTGTCCGTATCATTTCCTAGTCTTCCAGCCACGTCTTTAACCACGTTTATCTTGGTAAGGTTTAGCATACCTATGATGTTAACTACGAGCGGAGTCACGAACAGACGCCCACGGGAGATTTTACTAGCTAAGATCAGGTTTCCAGCCTTTAATTGCTTGGTGGTTGCTAACCACTGAATAACAAAAAACGGTCGTTATCAGGTTTCTTTTAAGATTCCCGATAACAACCGTTTTAAGTATCAATGGTTGAAAAACAGTCCACATATGCTATAATGTAAACATGTTAGATAGCTTGTACTGCTATTACTTGCTATCGAAAATCTTATCAGTGTCCCCTGATAAGTCGTGAACTCTGGTGTTAGCGCACTGAGAGTTCTTTTTTTGCGTTCATTTATTTAATTGAGTCTAATTATAACCGTAATATCAGATTAATACAACCTTTATCATTTTAGCTTCTCAACCAGCCGAATAAGCCCTTTTTAGGCTTCTTATTCTCTACCCCCTTGTAATTACCCTCGGTAGGCTCTAAAACGTCTGTATCGTCATTTTTCAGGGGTTTATCGTCTTGTGAGTGGGTATTGTTCGTAGTGGTATCGAGTAGTTTCTCGTTTTGACGGTTAGTAGACAAGTTTAATTGCTGTTGCTGATCCAGTAACTTGTGGGCTTCGCTCAAAGATTGCTGAAGCTTTTCGATCTGCTTATCCTTTTCAACCAATTGCTTTTCTAGCAATTCCATTGCTGTATCTGTGGCGCTATCGTGTGTAACATAATTACTGTGACTTACATTCTCGTTACTTACAGCCCTGTTACTGCTTAAAAAATGCTGTTTTAAAAGCTTATATCCGTCATCGCTTATCGTCAGCTTGCTTACTCCGTTACTATGTACCTTACTTACATACTTACTTCTAAATTTATCGTCCATTTTTCGCATGATAGCTTGCCTTGTAACACCAAACTCCATTGTAAGTTGTTTCATAGTCTTACTCATGTTACTTACACCCCCTAATTTCACTAATATTAACATAGTTAATCATGGTAAACCTTGAACACGTGCTTAGAACACGCCTCACAACATACTAAATGTTAAATTTTTATTTATGTGATTTATAATATAAAAGTATTACAGTTAACACGTATCATAAAAATAATATAGAGAGGGTCTATAAAAATGAAAATAGAATTTACTAATCGAAGTAATGTTGCCAGTAATGCAATTAACGACTTTTTTACAATTACTATCAAAAATGGAGAGAAATATTTTTTGAGACAAAGTCTTATTGTTGAAGCACCTTATTCACATGAGTTTGATTATTCTAAAATTGCTGATTACAGTGAAGTTCCCCTTGCTCTTCACACAGAACATAACCTGACAAATACCAAATCTAATAATAACTATCTTGATACAGGACTTGTTGTGTTACCAATAATTCATGGAGACAAAGTTGTTAATGATGATGAAACATTTAACATCTACGCTCATATGACATTAGATGAGTTAAAAAAACCAAAATATCAATATGGATTAATCAAAGAAGACTTTTTTGATAAATTAAATTAAATTATTATGTACAAAAAGGCACCACCCGGTTATGAGTGGCGCCTTTTATAATTAGTATTTTAGCTGATTGATGAGTGATCGTAACGTAAACGGAAAATCTTTCGTTACTGTATCATCGCCGCGGTTTTGATAAAGAAGTTCAGCCAATGCGTTGATAATGACTTTTGCACGCTTGCTATCAAGTCTTGTCATGTTTTCTTCATCTAAGGTTGACTTCAAATACTCGGTGGCGGCGTCAATATATGATTGCAATAAGCTGTCATCATCTTTCAAGTCTAACGGGATTCTCAGACTATTTTTTAACACGTCCAATTGTGTCTTTGGTGTCGTGCTCGTTGGTGTCGTGGTTCCTGTACTGCCTGTTGTACCGCCTGTTGTCGGTGTAGTTGGTTGTGTCGGTGTAGCTTTAACTGCACTCATCGTCAACGGAAAGCTAAAATTATCGTACCAACTAATATCACTCGGTAAAGATACGGTAGCCGTGTCGGTCTTCGTTGCTTTGATAGGAAGTGGTATCGTGCTTGAATATTCTGTTTGGTACGTTAAAGTCCCGTCAGTCTCAAAGGTATAACCCGTGTCCGCTTTAAGCGTTACGGTCATATGACTGGGGTCAAGATAGTATTTGCCGTCTGTGGATTTTGCCGGCGCTGTAATAGAGCAATTTTGCAATGTTGGTGTAATTTCTACTGGATCTACTGTTGCCATGTCTCTTGTTCCTCCTTGTGTAAAATATGGATTTTATTATATGTATACGAGGAGTTGCCTCCTCGTGAGTTAAACAACGGTAGCTAGTTATTAAGCGGCGGTCGTGTCGATAGTTAAAGCTACCGTGGCCGTCTTGTCGATAAATTCGTAGTCGTTGCGTAACATGATTGCTAAGCCTTGGCTATACGAATCGAATTGTTGCCACTTCGTGGTTACTTGGTTGCGGCGGAATACTGCGATCGTTTCTGCTAAGTCACCAATGAACATTGAGAACTTGCCAGCGGCCACGTTAGGCAATACTGCGTCAGACAATTCTACGACTGGAAGACCGAATAATGAACGGCCAGTTGGTGCTTGAATATCTTCGCTCATCAAGTAACGGCCCTCGGAATCCTTTTGCGTATCTAACCAGTTGAAAGCTGATTGGTTAACAACTACAACAGGTTGCAAACTTGGATCAAGCTTCGTGTTCTTAGCTTGCTTGATACCGTCCACGTCCTTAACAACTACTGGCGTCAAGGTCTTCAACTTAGCCACAATTTGTGCGTTGTCGGTATTTGTGATCAATTTCTGCATTTGCGCTTGAATTTCAGTGCTGAAATTAATTGCGTTGTCATCAACAAGTTCTTGGCTCAAGTAAACTTTGCCGGCACGTGTTTCAGTCTTGAATTCAACGCCGGTAACTTCTGGATCAACGTCACCAATCGCAGCATTTTCTGCTTTGGTTGCTAAGACTTTTGAAGGGTCATTGCCGGCAATTGGATAGCTACCTTGGCCTACTGAAACTTGCTTAACAGTCGCATAATCTGATAAGCGGTTAGTGCCTTTCTTAGACTTGAAGATAGGCGTGATAATTTCACTTGGAATCAAAACGCCGGACTGGTCCGTGGTCAAGCCGTCACGAACCTCACCTTGTGAACGAATATAGTTGTCAAATGAACGTACTTCACCGTTTTGTGCTGGGTCAATAATAGTTTGTTTAGTCATGCTTGTATCTTCTCCTTTTTGATTGTTATTAATAAATGAATCATATCCACGAGTTGCAACGGTTGAAGCGGCATAAGCTGGAATAGAAACTGCACTAATTTCATACAACGTTTGAATATAAGTGATTGTTCGAGTAACGACTCCCGTTGCAGTGTCTTCTGTCCATGCTTCGCCACTTCCGTCATCTGGTAGTTCAAAACCGAATGACATGCTTGTTACAACGCCTTTTTGAATCAAGTTGTATAGATCTGCTTCGTAACTAACTGAATCATCAATATCTACCACAAAGTGAAGCCCCTTGTCGTCAACGTCTAGCGTTAGACCTGAACCCACTTTTGCAATTGGCTGGTTAAAATTATGATCGTTCAAAAACAAAACTTGTGATAAGTCCGTGTCTTGTAATGCTTGTGGGTCAATTGTTTCAATGAATTTACCTAAATCTTTTGAAGGACTATTAAACATTAAGGCGTAGCCCTCGAGCTGTTTGCTTGTTGGATCATTGTTGTCGTCTGTTGGTTCGACTGCTCGAATCTCTGACGACTTGATAATTAGTTTTTCGTTATTTTGAATCAATTGCGTTACCTCCTAATTTTTCTTTTGCTTCTTGTGGTGTGAGAATACCCTTTTCAACAAATTGTATAATGTTATCAATATCTTGTTGCTTGTTTGTCGTCAGCTTTGAATCGTCATAAACGACTTGTTTGCCTAGCTTGAAAGCTAGTTCACTTGTGAAGCAATCCATGTAACGATAGATCGAATGCTCATAATATTGTTTTTCGACTTGGCTGGCCGAGGAATGCACCTCTTCAACGTTGAGCAAACTTGACGGCAAACCAAAGCAACTGGCAATCTTTTGCGTTGAAAATTGGTTTGTGGAAACCGCCTTGAGAAGTCCAGTATCAACTTCGAGCCCTTGCAAACTCATCGAATCGTCAAGAATGACGGTTGAGAGTGCACCTCGGTTCGCTTGTTCAAACTTTGACCGAATGTTGGCCTTAGCTTTACTTGACAAGTCTGTTTTGTGGACTTGAAGCACGTTACGTGACGGGCTATCAAAGAAGCCCCTTAGTAAATTGTTGCCTTTCTTCTGTAAGGCGACTTCGTCCTGTAACGCATAAAGTGGACTAATACCAACGGCACCGTCTTGCGTAAAACATTTAAAGTGTAGAATGCTGTCAGGCGCGATCTGACGACTCCTTTGATTGTTAGGCGTGTAGATGTAGGTCAACGCCCCACTGACGTCATCTTGCTCAACCGTCATTTGTGAGTTCGGCACGAACTGGAAACCGTTGTCCGTAATCAGTGCAAAACTGTTACCACTCAAAAGCATTTGTGCAGCCATTGCAAACTTTAAATCACGGCCGGACATGTTGTTGTTAGGTTTATCGTTTAACCGTGTTTCAAGTACGCTTGACTTAGGCACTAAAATACGATTGCTTGCTAAGTCGTTTGCGATAATATTGATCGCCGCGAACACATCGCTGTTCCGCAACGCACCCGCACCAACAAACACGCTCGAATCATTGCTTGACATGGAAACAACTGCGTCAAGGAATGCTGTATCTTTGTCTGGTTCAATTGTTGGTGAATCGAAAAAGAAACTCATTGTCTAAACCCTCCTCTCGTAATTAATCAATAGCGCAACGGCTATCATTGAAAAACCTGTACATACTAAAAAAGCCCCCACGTTAAGTAAAACTAAAACGCCAAGGTTGATTAAGATTAATCCGATAATTAATAGAATCGTCTGTGTGTAATTAGAAAGAAAATTCTTCACTCGTATAAAATTCATTGATGGCTTCATTGCTTTCCCCCTCGATTAATTCGTTACTTGTGTAGACCCAAGCGTTCATTAGTGCCGCAAGTGGGTCGATTTTTTCATTGTTTTTCATTTTGTTAAGTCTACAAGCGCCCGTGCTATTGTAGACAAGTACGCTGTTGCTGACTGCGATACTCAATAGGTGGTTATTAGGGTGCGTAATCTGCTTATTAAGCAAGTATTCCTTAAATTGTTTTGTCGGGAATGAAAGCGTCTTGTCGTTCTGGGCTATCTCAATCAACGGCCAGTCTTCGTTTTCAAATTGTCCTAACAAATAGCCAAAAGACCACGGGTCGTAGCATATTGCTTCGACTTTTAAGTCGTTCTCAACTACCATACGCTTGATAAAGTCGAATATGTCTTGATAATTGATAACACCCGATCCTAAGTCGGTAATGCTACACTCTCCAGCGGTTGCTAGTGACTTATAGTTGATATTGTCTTGCTTCATTTTTTCAAGTAATCCGTATTTTGTTGCCACCCACGAGTGGGAATCGCAGTAATAAGTCCCGTCATCTTGTGGAATGATCCAACTTACGCTTGTTAAGTCATTAGACTTACTTAAATCAATCCCGAACACAACTCGTTTACCTTGTATATCCGGCGTATCTACAATCGTGTTAGCCCACTCTTCGTGACTAATAAAGCTATCGCTGTTGCTTTGGTACCACATATTGAACTGTTTAACTAATACGGGTACTAAGTCACCTTGCTGGCGTGCTGTCGCAACGTCATTAGTTAAGTTTTCACTCATTAACTGGTTCACAGCTGGGACTTCAAACAACGGGTTCGCCTTGATCCAGCAAGCTGGGTCGTTGACTTCTTCTCGGTCGTCTAGTTCCCAAATAGCGATAAATTGCCGGTCGTTGGCTTGTTTGCCTTGTAGAATATCGCTCATAACTTGGTAGTCCTCGAACATTGCGCCCTTTAAATTGAAACCTGACGTTGAAATAATGCACAATAGACCATTTTTCTGCTGTCCCATACCTGACTTAATCACGTTGTAAATAGCATGGTCTTTGGCTTGGTGGTATTCGTCAATTATTGCTGTGGTCGGGTTGAACCCGTCTAACGTTTCCGCTTTACCAGCTACTGGCACAATGAAAGAATCGTCATCAAGCTTGGTTATCTGCTTCTTTTTAATATCTAGTGTGCTTCTTAGGGCTGGTGACAACTTAACGACTTGCCGTAACTCACTTGATACCATCTCATAGCCGATTTTAGCTTGTTTAAGGGCGTTAGATACGAATAACACTTGTCTGTTTTTAGCCGGCTTATCTTCAAGTAATAGGCTTGCTATCGCAATGCACGAGGCCACATAGGTCTTTGAATTTTTACGAGCCATACTGACGAAAGCTTTGCTGTAACGGCGATTGCCTGTACCCTTTTCACGCCAGCCATATAACTCACCGATAATCCACTTTTGAAATAGCGCCATTTCTAGCTTCGTGCCGTCCGTCTTCGGAATAAGTGACATAAACTTGATGGCCTTGTTGCTTTGCTTGCTATCAAAGTAGTAATTAAAATCATCATCGTTATTGATACGTTTACGATCGGACAATTCACGCTTGCAAGCTAACTTAATTTTCTCGTTGGCAACAATCTCACCGCTTAAAACTTTTTCAGAATAATCTAAAACATAATCAGTCATCGTTAATCAGTTCTTTAAACGGGTCGTCTACGTCCCCCGATTGTACGTTATTGAGTAATTGCTTCACTCTTGCATTCATCGTCAAATTTAAGTCACGTAGCAAGTCGTTAACATTTTTTAGTGCTGAATTGTACACGGTAGTCGCCATGTTTCGCTTACCGTCAATCATCACAACGCCGTCCGAGTGAATCGAATCTAACGCTTGTGACAACTGGTCTAAGCTTTCGGCTAGTAGACTAAGCTGTAAGCTGTCAACCTTGGCAAACGGCACGTCACTATCGCTTACCAACGTTAGTAATAAGTCAAAGAACGCTTGACCTTGCTTGCTTAGCTTAATAGCTGGTTGTAAATCCAAGTCCTGATTAAGTAGTGACTTAGCTTGCTCTCGTGTTTGTTTAGTTGTTCGTGATTCGTGCGAATTATTTTTAAGTTTAATCATTGACTTCTAGTCCCCCTCGTGTTAATCTATATGTAATGAAAAAGCCGTTAAATAAATGATTATACGGCTTAGTGCGACTAAATTTTTGTTTTTTAGTTAAAAAATCGGAGAAAATAAAAAATTGAAGTAGGACGCTCATCGACGAACGTTTTGCGTAGCCCCCCTATTATTATTCGGGGTTTAGTAACCGAGCCATAAGGCTTATTTTTTTTGCTCTCGTTCCCGTTGTGACTTCAAAGCATGATGATAATCACACAAACTTTGCAAGTTACTCCAGTCATACGGTGAACCACCAGCGAATAGTGGCACAATATGATCCACACTCGTTG